CTTTAATGATTGCCTCTGCTAATCTATCGTAGGTTTTCCCGCTTTCAAGGAATTTTAAGATTGACTCGCTTAACTCTTCTTCTGGTGTTTTTGGTTTTTTAATCCATGAGCCAAAAACCATGGCAAAAATACCATCAGATTCATTTTTGATAGTTATGTAATCAATGCCATCAAATGAGTATTTTGCAATTACTTTTGAAACCGCCCCTTTTATTGATTTAAATCTACTCGATGAACCATTATACAAAACCTCATCACCAACTTGCGGCCAATCTTTGCTTTCAGGCTCTTTAGGTGGTAATGGGATTGTGATTTGCTCTCTCCCCCTTGCATGAACAAGTTCGCCAGTATCTTTTTTGTAAAAGCAGAATGTACTGTCAGGGTAAAATATAAATGACTTGGTGTTTTCCATGGTTACGCCTACACCTGCAAACTTAATCCCAGCCACCTCGACAAGCTTAGCAATAAACTCAGCATGCTCTTTACTCTCAATCTTGCCGTAGGTGTTAGCTAGGTATTCGCGAGTGATGTTTTTGAATACTTTCTCATTAATGCAGTTGCTATATTCAAGGTCTTTGCTGGCCCAAGTTTTTGATTTTAAAGTTACACCTGCGCCTTGCTCGTAAAACAAAACGATTGAGCCACTTTCTAAACCTTTACCTATATACTGATATTTCATTTTTACTCTCCACTAACAAGCTCGGTTAAAGCCCAAGCTCTTCTAACTGTTAAAATATTATCAATTTGTTCATTGCTGATTGAATCACCATTAGGCACAGCTAACCAGCATAAATTAGTAAGCGTATTGCGCTCTCTAAAACTCTCTGCAAGCGCTTCATGAGCTTCATTAAGGTAATCTACTAACTGAGACTGCAAAAGCGGCTCAGTTAGTTTTACCTCTTCAACTTCGAAGCGTGATTTGCCGTTACTCTCTACACCTACTGCAATTAGGTGAATATTCCATAGGTGGCGGATTTTTGGCACTGCTTGAGCCATTGAGTAACCAACATCAATACTGCGGCCTGTTTTAAAGTTCAATATATGCGCTGTGAACTTTTCATTTTCATCAATTTGACTATGAAAAACAGCTAAGTTTTTAAGGCCAGCCCTAGCACAAGCTAGAGCCCCTTTCATTTTGTTGTACTTCTTTTTACGAGCCATATTTATATCTCTTTGCGCTTGACTTTGCATAACCGAATTTATCGCTAACAATCACACCGTTTTCACGAATAATAACGCGCTTCATCCTTCTGTTATGACAAGCGGCAAGGTTTCCAGGTGTCTTCATTGGGTGACTTGGATCTTGCGCTGCGTTGTAACGCTTCATGTGCATAGTTGTTTGCGTGAACGATAAATCACTCATTGATTCAGGTGCGAATATGTTATCTGTCATTTTATTTACTCCGTTTGTTTCGATAGCTGAATACTATTGGATTATTTTGCTGCGGTGAAATAACAAATTGAAATATACATATAACAATTACGAATGGTTATTTAGGTTAACATTAGTCGTAGATTTGATGTAAACATTACCCTCATCATCAACTAGGGCGCCTTTATCTACTAGGCGCTTTAGTTGCATTGCTGATACGTTTAAAGCCTTAGCCGCAGCGTACATGCTGCGGTATTTGGCGGTTATTGATTTAAGTGTTTTCATTTTAAATTTCTTTTATTATGTTTCTAGCTTTTTCGATATGGCTCTGGTCTATAAAAAACTCACCATAACCGAAATCAACACCAATATTCGCAACATCGTTAACCAATGAAATCATGCGATCTCTTTCTGTTGGCTTTGCTTTTTCATCTAGTATCGCCTCAAGTTGGTTTAGTAAGGGTGCGGGTAATTCGGTTTTGTATTTTTCAAGTAGAAACAATATATCTTTTACAACTTTCAAATCTACTGCTGACACCTCAACTTTCATGCTTAATCCAGCCATTTCAAAACCCTCATAATAATCACGCAAAGCATACCCGTTAACACCATTAATGCCGCAAATGAGTATATCTTTGCAATTTTCAGTTAGGGAGCATCTGCCGCTAGCATCGACTCCCCATGTGTAACGACTCATAGCGACTTTAAGTAACTATCATTGATAGAGCAAACTTTCGAATATCTTGCAGCACCAGACTTTGTCATTCTCGAATAGTAAGAGATTTTAAGAAGGTGTTGACGAATCTCATCTTCAGTTTCAATAATGTCGTGCTCATTCATTTCATTGTGAAAATTAACCGACCGTATTAAATCAATAGTTGTCATTCCCATTGCTTCTGAAATCTCGTTAATTAATTTAGTTAATGTTTTCATAATAATCTCCAGTTGTTTAAGTATTTCGTTTCAGTGGGGTTATAGTAACAAGCCTGTGATTAATGGCAACACTTTTGTTATTAATTTATATAACAAATAAGCATAAGTATATAGCTAAACGGTATTTATAATCTAATCGGGTTTGGGTTAAGGTTTGCACTGTTGGTTATGTGGTGTATAATTCAGTTACAAGCTTTGGTCGGCTTAAAAACAAATAGTAGAGCGTTTACACGTGGCTTCGAGGGTTTTTAATATTTGTCCCTCAGACCAGAGGCCATCTGTAAGCGCTTTTTTATTTCTATAATCCTACCTTTGCTTGTCCTGGTGATGTCGGGGCAAACTGTAACTGAGCCATTACCTTGATAAATCCGTTAGCTGATACCTAGCAAAGCGGAGCTGTGAGAGTTGAGTTAATATTCATATAAAGCAAAACCTAAATTGGCGTTTCATTCGGTTTCCCATTGTGATTATTAATTGATAGTGTGCAGTGCTAGGGCGTGACAGACACGTAAACACTATTGAGCTATAAACCTGTACTTTATAGCTTAGCCATAACCTCAGATGATGAGATTGGTTATCTTCTAAGGCTGTTTCATAACGGCTTTAAGGAGAGTATTAGCCAATTATTTCCTAGATGATAAGTAAGAGGGGTAAAAATGGGTAAATTAACGAAAGCAGAGAGAGTGAAGCGCAACCAAGAGCGCAGACTCAAAAATAAACAGGCTTTTAATGATGATATTAAGTTGCTCAAATCATTTTGCGGTATTGGTGGCAATTATTCAGCTCTTGAGCTTGCTGTTGTCACATCTGCAAAGCTTGGTTTAACTGTTAGAGGTGACGTTCATCCACACACTCAGATAAAAGTGCTTGCTGGCAAGGTTAGAAAGCTTGACGATAAGCCTAAGTTTAAATGCAGGACAAAGAAAGATTTTTACAGCAGTAGAGCGTGGAAGATATTGCGGTATCAGGCTTTTGAGCGGTACGGCAATAAATGCGCTTGCTGCGGTGCAACTCCATCTGACGGCTTGGTTATGCACGTTGATCACATTAAACCAAAATCAACAAGCCCAGAGCTTGCGCTTGATATTGAAAATCTGCAAATACTTTGTGAGGATTGCAATGTTGGCAAGATCAATCAATGGCAAACAGATTGGCGACCTTGATGCACTAACGTATCTAATGACACTTATTGTTTAAATTTGGAGTAGAAAATGATTAAAAGCGAAATGTTAAAAGGTAAACTTTCAAAAGACGCCTATATAGCAGTTTTAGAGGCTGAGATAGCCATGAATAATACGGTCATTGACAATATTAGTAAGCTAGGCGCTATGTCAGTTGCGGCAAATGCAGCAGCGGCAGCGGTTTACGCGCATGCAGTTGGACTAATCATCCAAAAAGATGCGCAGGCAAAAAACAGCGAAGAACACTTTTAATTAACTGGAGAGTAGAAAATGATTAAAGTATTTAACTTGGCAATGTTTGCAGCGCTAATAATTGGAATTTACTATGACAATGAAGGGCTGCTTGAGCTTTATTCAGCATACGCATTCTCATTGCTTGTACTAATTTCTATTGCTGGCGCTTATTGCGTCTACCTAGCTTTTGAATTTGATCAAGAAAGCGACAAGTCTTTTTACTTGAAAGACAAACTTCTAACTAGTTTCAACGGTGAGATTACCAATTATCAAAAATTTGTGGTTATACCTGTAAGGGTGGCATCTTTAGTCTTATTGGTTTTCTCTCAACAGTATTTGGCAGCGGCGGCACTTTTCTTATCAATTGCAATGTTTCACAGAATAAATAAGGGTATGACTAAAAGGTTTAATCAAATGAGTGATTACATGGCATCAAAATCAGACTCTAAAGTTGTTATTGCTGATTTCGGTAAAAGCTAACCTTAATTGCCCCAATTCCCCACCATGCTATAATTGCCCTATATCAAATTAGGGCATTTTTTCATGCAGAGTCCAGAGCTTTTTGCAGCATTAACAAATCGAAGCATATTAGACCAACGCTTTGCTTCATCATTAAACAAGCAAACAACCGAAGCGCTTCAAGAGCTTGCTAAATGGCTACGTGAGCGTATTAATCGCGAAGGTGCTACCATTGCATCTAGAAAGCGCTATCAGAAGTTATTAGATGATGTAGAGACAAAGACAGCACAAGTGTATGAAGATATCACAGCGCTTTACTATGAGCAGTTTAAAGCACTATCCGCCGATGAAGCTGAATTTATAACGCAAGCAATTCAAACCTCTGTAGTCGCTGACGTTATTGTCGAGTCACCATCAAATAGAAAGCTATGGGCGGCAGTAACTAAAAACCCCTTAGCCATTGGCGGCAATAACTCATTCGTTGATTTTGACGAAATGATAGAGAGGTTAGGCGATAATAGTCGCAAAGTGGCTAGTGTAATATCTGGCGGCTTTTCTCAGGGCTTAACACTTCAAGAAATGACTCAAACCATTATTGGTACCAGGGCGCAAAAGTATACCGATGGGATTATTGATGCTTCTAGGCGTGAAGCTGAAACAATCGTTAGAACTGCGGTAACTCATATTGCATCAACTTCACGTGATGAAATATTCAGACAGAACGACGATATTATCTGGGGCTATACAATCTTAGCCACTTTAGATACTCGAACATCTGAAACGTGTCGATATTTTGACGGCAAGACTTTTAAATACTCTGATAGTTATAATCCTAAACCGGCCTTTCATTATCGCTGTAGGTCACAAATCACAGCAGAGTTTTACAATGACAAGCTAAACCGCACAGGCTCGACACGATCGGCTAACTTTGAAGATGAAAAAGGCCAAGTTGACGCAACTAAGCAATATTATGATGTGCTGAAAAGACAACCTGCTTACGTGCAAGATGAAGTCCTTGGTAAATCTCGCGGCTTGATATTCCGCAACGCAGGATTAAGCGCGCAAGAATTTAGAGATGCTTTAGCCAATCGCATGGGTGAGCCTCTAACGCTCGCAGAAATGGCGCAGAAGAATCAGAAAATACTTGAATACATGAACAAGAATGAATTTTTAAAAGGTTATATCTGACGATAGTTTGACGCTTATAACCTTTAGTTATATCATTATAACAATTATTAACCAGTAGCAGGGCTACAACCATTTTAATCAGGAGATTATCAAATGGCAGAGTACACAGAAGAGCAATTGAAAGAACTGCTAGCTAAGCAAGAGCAAGAGCTTAAAGCCAAATTTGAAGCTGAAACCGCAGGCTTAAAAGCCAATAAAGATGCGCTACTAGCAGAAAAGAAAAAGCTAGAAGAAGAAACGCAAGCTAAGTTATTGGAAAAAGAGCAAGCGGCAATTGAGGCAGCAAAAGAGGCTGGTGATGTTAAAAAGGCTTTGGAGCTTGAGCAAGCTAAATACGAGCGTGAACGCAAAGAGTTATCTGAGCAATTAAACGCACGTAACGAAATGATTCTTTCATCTAAAAAGCAAGCTTCTGTTCAAAGCATCGTTTCTAACTTTGCTAAAAACGATAAGCTCAGTCAGTTAACGGCGAGTCAATTAGTTGATTATGGCTTTGGTGAAGACGGTAGCGTAGTCGCAAGCTATAAAGACCTAGACGGCAAGCATATAGCTGATAACCATGATGATTGGTTGAAATGGGCTAAGTCTGACCCTGATATGCAAAATCACTTGGCAGGGTCAAAAGCAAGCGGGGTTGATACCGCAAATTTAAATCCGAGTTCCGTTACTAAAAAACGAAGCTCTGTTACTGATAATTACTTAGATCAATTAAAGGGCTAAAAGATGGCTACAATTCAAATTGCAGATATTTATGATCCGCTTCAATTCACAACTATGGCGCAAGAGCGTCAAGTTGAGAAAAACGCATTTATCCAATCAGGGGTGCAAGCTCCAAACGCTGAACTTTCAATGATGTGCTCTATGTCTGGCTTTACTGGTGAGATTGATAACATCAAGCCACTAACGACCGATGAGCCAACATACACTAACGATGTGCCTACAGATATTATTGTTCCTGCTAAGCTTGGCACTCAACAAATGAAATACCGCAAAGCGGCACGTGCAAAAGCATGGTCTGCTATGGACTTAGCTCGCGGCATCGCGCTACAAGATCCAATGACAGGTATCACTAATCGCATCGGTGATTACTGGGCTACAGATAACCAGAAACGCCTAATTCACTCTTTCATGGGTGTACTTGCAGACAATGAAGCAAATGACGGTGGCGATTTAGTTCACAATGTTGCAACTGATGCGGCGGGTGCAATCACTGACGCTGAAAAAGCAAGCGCTCTAAACTTTATCAAAGCTCTTGAGCTAACTGGTGATAACTTAGACTTAATCAGCGCATTCGGTATCCATTCAAGCGTTTACTACGGCTTATACGCTCTAAACCTGATTGACTTCATTCAGGATTCAGAAGATTCAAGCTTCGCCACTTTCCAAGGTAAGCGCGTAGTTGTTGATGATGCCTTAAGTGTAGTTGTTGGCACTAACCGCCCAACTTACACATCAATCCTGTTTGGTGCTGGCGCGGTTCAAGCTGGTGAGGGTAATATGCCTAATACTCTAGCCTCTGAATTAGATCGCAATCCTGGCGCTGGTAACGGTGGCGGTGAAACTCTGCTTTACTCACGCCGTACAGATATCATCATGCCTGTGGGCTTCACTTTTGCTGGTGGTAGTGTTGCTGGTCAATCTGCAACTTATGCAGAGTTACAGGCGGCGGCTAATTGGGATCGAGTTTGGGACGCTAAGAACTGCCCAGTGAGGTTTTTGAAAACCAATGGCTAAGCTATTGATTTTTAACGGGTTTTTAGATTAAACCACTTTAAGCCCTAGCTAAAAACTAGGGCTTTTTTATACAGGATATTAAATTATGGCTAAAGTTACACACGAATCATTACAGAAGAAAATCGAAGATGCAGAAAAGGCTCTAGTTAACGCAAAACAAGAGTACAAAGCTTTTTGCGCTGAAAATCCTTATGAGTTACCAAAGCAACCAACACTTCACGAACTGCGCTTAATGCGTGAAAAGAAGGCCAAATAATTATGAAGCCACATAAATCAGTAAGGGGCTATCTGTTAACTCAAGGTGTCGAGTATGACATTTTAAGCGAGTTTAATGGTCCAATCGTAATGATACAAAACCAAGGCGCAGGTGCTGTAACTGTTACTTTTAACAATGGTGAGCCTTTAGAGATGAGCGGCAAACCTTTTGCTTATGAGCCTTTAGTGCCTATTTCTGGGGTAATCTCAACAGATGGCGATAACGTTGTTGTATTTGCTTAATTAACGCGCGCATATTAGCGCGTTATATTTTAGGAGTTTTTATATGCCTTTCTTTACAAGTGGCGGCGGCAATGGCGGCTCAATAGCCGAGGATATGTATTTTTTCAACACTGCGGCGCGTGATACTTTTACAACAAACAATCAAGATAGAATTTTCGAGGGTATAGTTTGCGCCGTGTCAAATGGGCCAGACGCTTACGATTACTTCATGTATTCAGGCACAATTAATTTTGATGGTGCTTGGCGTGACGCAAATTTAATCTATCAAGGCCAACAGGGTGATAAGGGTGATACGGGCGACCATGTAACCAGTGCTGTGTTTTCTGGCGATGACATTGTTTTCACAGATACGGGCGCAAGACAATTCCCTTTAGTTGGCGCTGTCACAACCTTAACAGGGCCAGAAGGGCCGCAAGCACCGAACATTATCAATGAGTACTCTGTTAATGATGGTGGGCCATGGGTAGATCAAGCAACTTATAACAGTAACCCAAACTTGTACGCATTTAAGCGCGAATCAGTGGATGGTGGCACTTCATTTGCTGCTGGTTATCAGTTTAAAAGCTCTCAGTCTGAATTACCTGCTGGTTGGCGATGGATTGATGATGGTTTAGGTGGCTTGCAACTACAAGACGAACACGGCCATACATTATGGCAAGTTAGCGAGGAAGGTGTAACCTCTGCTAGATTTAGCATTCAAGATTCAGTGCTTAAATTCGGTTCAACAAAAACAATGCACGACCTGGGTGAAAATGTTGGTTTTGTTAACGAGATTACAGGTAAAGTATTTACACCGGTTTGGCAAGAGGGTGATGGTGATTGGAAAGCCTCTTGTCGTAAAAAGGTTAGAGAGTTAACGAGATACAATGGTGAGACTTTTGTTAACGCTGATTTAGGTAATACAACAACATTCGAATTGCCGATAACAGTTACATTTAACCGTCGAAGCACAGCGTTCTACGTCAATTCAGTGTCAAACTTTGCAAACTGTACGCTTTTGATTTTGCAAGGCGGTCAAACAAAGATGAAGCTTGAAGGCTACAATGTCTTGCAAGGTGAGCAACGCTACTTATTTGCAGATAGCTTTGACGGTCACCCGTTTATTGATTTTCTTCAAGGTCAGTCTTACACAATCAAACTTATCAATGAATCTGGTTCTGAGATTACTGTTTATGCTCAAGACGGAAACCCAGCATTACCTTGGTTTGCGCTTGATACGACTGAGTTTGAAGATGCGCCGCTATTAGGTTCTGATTCGGCTGGTAATGGCTTAACGTTTGACGCTGGTGCAAATACACTCAATGTTACGGTTGGTACCGCTGACGACATTGGTGGCTTTAAAGTTGGCCCTGGTTTGGCTGTTGATGCCAATAACAGGCTTTACAGTACTGTAAGCGGTTCAATCGTTGTGGTTGTGGCTGACTTAACAGCTCGAAACGCATTGCCACAAATTGCTCAATCATATACTGCGAACGTTCAAAGCGAAAATCGCATTTACTACCTTAATGCAAACTTAGACCCAAGTGTTGATGGTAACTGGACTCTAGGGCCAACAACCGAAGCAAGTGTAACAGGTTTCAAAGGTAAGGGTGATACAGCGGCTCGTACTGGTGTAATTGAAGCAACTCAAGGCGACTACACAAGCGAAGAAATCACATACAAAGATGCAGCGACAAGCAAGAGTTATAAACTTGTTATTGACAACGGTGCTGTTTACGCGGAGGAAATATAAATGGCAGCAGGTGATAGAACGCAACTGTTCACCTTTACACAGGTGGCGGATTTAGAAACGCAAATTAATGATCAATCAACAGGTTTAGCGACAAAAGTAGACCAACTGGAAAATAACCCAGTTTACACGTTAATCAAAGAATACGACGCGACTTTTGTTTACGCCATTGGTTATCCAATCAAGCGAGACGGCAAGCTTTATGTGTGCAACACAGCAAACACAACTGGGGCGTTTGACGCTTTAAAGTGGACTGTATTGGGTCGAGCAAATAGCGATGATGTAATTGTTGAATCAGGTAGCGATAAAATTACAATTAAAGTAGCTAGCGGTATCCCAACTTTTGAGTTTACCGATGGCACTTTAGTTCGCAACGCTGAATTTAGACCAGACAACGGGCGTATTCGCTTAACTGGCTCAACTGCTTTAAGTGAAGCTGGGGATAGTGACGTACTTGTTAAAGGCGATGTGCATGCTACCTCTGACAAATACACATTTGATGATACAACAAAAAGATTGACCCAGACAGACGCAGCAACAGAAGTTGCAAGTAATGACAATCATGTTTTACTAAAATCTGACGTTCCAGTTACAAACACAGAAGTAACCTATGACTCAACAGCAAAGCGCATTAGTGTCGTTGAGGATGCCGTCTCAACTGCTAGTGACGATAAGCACGTATTAACAAAGAAAGATGCAGACGCTTTATATTTAGCACTAGCAAAGCCAATGGTTTCATTCGATATTGATGCGGACGTTAACTCAGGCGGCTTCCTACCATTCACAGGTAACGAAGAGCAGATCAATAGCGGGTTCACTGTTCAGAGTGGCACTGATGAAACGAACAAATACCTTAGAATTGACACTCCAGGGTATTACAGGATAACAGCCAGTCTACTTGGCTATAGCGCTGAATCAACAAGTGGGACGGCCGCAACTGACGGCACAGCGGGAAGCGTTGCATTTAATAAAAGTCCCTCTGTTACCGGTACTGCTGCAAGATTCCATCAAATCCGCTGGTACTCAAACACTACTGAGTCATATAAAAACCTTCATGCAAGCGTTATTCAGCCGTTCAACCAAAACGAGGTGTTATCCTTCACGGTTAGCGGTTTAGCTGTTTACGGCTCGAATGGTGATTACTCATCTATAAATGTTGAGTACATCAGACCGCTATAAGTTAAAAAATCAAAGCTCCTCTATGGGGCTTTTAAGGTTTATTTGTGAGATCTAAAGATAGTCAATTTCAAGATAAGCTATTAGGCTCAATGCCTAAGTTTACGGTGTCGCTGCTGGCTACTATGCTAGGTTTTGCTGTGACAATTAGAATCATTGGTATAGACATCTCTACGCCGATAAACAACATTCTAAATGCTAAGGCGAAGATAATAGAAAGCGAGGTTATTACTTATGATTCAGATAAACTAAAAGAGCTAGAGGAAAGAGTAAGAGCTATAGAGGTTAAGCATAAAATGAAGCCCCATTAATCGGGGCTTTTATCTTCTATCTGCAAGGCGTGAGCGTGGCTTTATTGTATATCTATTACGCCATTATCAAAGAGTGCATCAACCGACTTTGCAGCATCGCTAAACTCAAAACCTCTATCTATGAGCAATCCGATGTGACTATCTCTACTACCAACCTTACCATCAAGAATATCAAATGCTTTTGAGTGGTTATCGCAGTCTAGACATTCACAGTAAGGCTTTTCAGCGCTTAACGTACATTTAGCGGCATAGCTTGGCAATAGTGATATGTCTATTGATGAATCAAACCACTCACCGCTCAACCTGTTCTTCTCATAGGTTTTGTGTGCTAACAATTCAGATTTATAACCGCTCTCACTGGCAAGGTATGCGTGAACAAGTACTAGCCTCTCTGGGTTTCCAGTATTCAACTGCTTAATGCGCTTTTCTGGGTTGCTACTAATGCCTATTTTATATCTGCCAGATTCAGACTCTTTGGCAACATAAACATACCTATCGGCAATATCATCTTCAATATCAATGTTTTTTATAATTTCTAAAGCGGCTGTTAATGATGAATTTTCATAGGCATTAACTAGGGTGGTTAATATGTCTGCTTTATTTGATTTTGACGAGTTTTTAACCAGACCAGATAGTAAAAGGGCTTGCCCTAATGTTAACAAGTACACCTCTGATGGTCTGCCACCTTTGTTACCGCACGGCACGGTTGAGACCCTAAGCTCTCCAACCTTATTAAAGTCGTCAATGTGTTTGCTTATAATTTCTTTTAAGTTTCTGTGCTCTTTATAGCCAAAAAGCCTATAAACATCTATAGATGAGATTCTATTTTCTAAAGCTGCAAGTTGCATGTTTGGTATCTCCAATTTAATTACAACTTAATACTACACTACGTTTTAGTTTAAATAAAGATAAACTCGGTTATTGCGCCAATGAACAATAAGCTAAAATGCAAAAAACCCCATTAATCGGGGCTTTTTTCATTAGCTTGATGGTCTATTTGACTGTCAATAACTGCAACGCCACAGAGAAACACTACCGCAATAGCCATCAATGCAGTTAACAGCGGAAACATTCCGTGAAATTCTAAAAGCTCAAAAGCCTTACTAATCATCCAAAGGCAAAAAGCAGTTAATGCTAAAGACTGTAAAAGTATTTTAATTTTCATAACTATCTCCACTTGTTTAACTAGCTCGAATATAGCCCATAATCATTTGAATGTTTAATAACCTTTAGCTATAAGCTATAATCAAAAGCAATAAAAACATTATAGGCTTAGATAATGGCTGTCACAGTTGGTACAGATTCTTACTTAACACTTGCAGAGTTTAAGGCGCAAGCTGATGCGTTAGCGCGCGACTACTCAAGCTACACGGATGCACAGATTGAAGCGGCGCTGATTGAAAGCTCGCTTTATTATATTGATGTAACATTTGAGTTTAAAGGCACTAAGCTAAACAGCACTCAGCCAATGGCACTGCCAACAACTGAGGTAGAGATACCAGACATCTCAAAAGGGGCTTTTCAAGCTGCATGGCAATCACTAACAGGCACTTTGTTTATCAATCCTGCTGATGCAAATAAATCAAACATTACCAAAGAACGTAAAAAGCTTGGCGCTTTAGAGACTGAAACTATTTACAGTGACGGCGCAACAACTGGCTACATTTACGACACAACGCGAATAGAACTACTATTAAAGCCTTACCTTGATGTATCAACCATTTCTGGTAGTGGCTTTATGGCGGTTAGAGGTATTAGTTAATGGCTACGTTTAAAAGTGAATTCCAATCTTTAGCTGTTGAGCTTTTTAATGAGTTTGCTGACTTTCAGGTGGACTTCACTATTAAAAAAGACATTGGTTATGATCCAATTGCTGACACTGAAGCAAAATTCAGTGAAACTGTTGGCGCTATACCTATCGACATTGAAACTGCTGAAAATGTTTTTGGTGAAGTTACAGCGAGCGATATTTACCTAGTAATCATGGATGCTTCACCTGTGCCTGATGACTTTGATGTTAGCTACTATTGCAGCTATGACGGTGCAGACCGTGAAATAGTTCAAGTGATGAGTGATGCGGCTGATGCTGCTTATTTTGTGCGGGTAGTTATCTAATGGCTGGGCGCAACGAGTTAAATGCTGACGTATCGGACTTTTTAGCTGATGCAGTTAATAAAGAGACTCGCGAAACTGCTTTATATATTGAACAAGAGCTAGTTAGAAAAGCGGCAGTTGATAAAGGTGTGTTAAGAGCTAATTTTATTGCAAGCGTTGGCGCTCCTGATAGTTCTGAGGTGGAAAGCGAAGATTTAACAGGCAACTCAACAATAAACACAGCATTCAGCGTTATAGCAACTGCAAAGCCTATTAAGTACCCGACTATCTATGTGCAAAACAATTTACCTTACGCTTATAGAATCATGGAAACTGGTTACTCTAAACAAACGCCACCAAAGGCGCTAAGCTTAACAATACAAGCGGCGGTTAACAAATGACAACACTGTTTATTTCAAATGGTCAAGACTTACTCATAGATAGCAATGTGCATGGGGTTAGCTATGCGAAAGGCTTAACAAGAACGATGCAGTTAAGGCTTGCTAACAACTTGCCTGACGGTTATTCGGTTGATGATGTTGCAAACCTTGATCGAGGCGTTGAATCAACAAAGTCTAAAAAACACTTGATTCAATCGACAGCTTTAGGTTTAAGACAACAAACAGCGGCCGACACAAGGCGATGCATTAGGCAATACTTTGTTCACACGGTTTCGGTAAACGTTCCAAATTCTGACAGAGTTGCTAGAGCTGATATAATGACAACCGTATCAGAGATACTTAACATTTTTGAAAAAGTTGAGATCAACGAGTACAAAACACAAACAGCAACTATTGATGTTGTTGGTAAATTAACAGATTCAAAATTTTACAGAGTTGACGTTAATGTCAACGGCTACTACGAGGAAATTCTATAAATGGCTACTACAGTAACAGATAGAGAGCTAGTCGGCGAAGATATTAGCGTCTACTTATCAGCTCAAACAACAAAAGGCGCAGTTGATGCGACACCAGAGTTTTTTAAAGTTAAGCGAGTTGGCGGCGCACCCAAGCAATCAATCAGCTCAACAACTTCAAACACTTTAAGTAACTCGCAAAACGGCAAGCAAAATATCCAGTCTAGCTCTGAACAAGCGGCAGAGTTATCGACAGAGGTATTCCAGCAAACGAAAGACTTACTTGTTGCTGCGATTCATTCTGAGCTTGATGATAATTCTTACACTGGCGCTGATGTTGAAATCACTGCTACTGGTGTGACATACCCAGGTGCTGATGCGTTACTTTCAATCGGTGATTTTGTGTTTATCAGCGGCGCGACTGATGATGAAAATAATATCACCTATCATGTTTCTAACGTTGTCGGTGACGTTGTTACATTAAGCCCAGCTCCAGCAACAACCGAAGCGGTTGGCGCAAGCATTACAGTGGCAAGTAAAAAGTACGCAAACGGCTTGAGTCCGACTTACTTCTTAGGCCAGCGCAGACAGTTAGACAAATCTGCTGCTGGCGAAACTACATACTTTAACTTTGTTGACGGACTTATCGACTCGTTAACGCTTGAAGTGCCTGAATCTGATTTAATGACTGCTACGACTAATATTTTGTGGGAAACTGCAACAGATAGCCGCCTAGCAATCGCAGGTCAAACCGATGCAGCGGACGACACAAGCGAAGCGGCAGGCGTAGAGAATCAATTCAAAAAATTCTGGCTTGATGGCGCCCCTGCTGAATGCTCGCTTAAATCTGCTAGCCTAGAAATCGCTAACGGCTATCAATCAAGCGCCGCTGCTGGTTGTAAGCGCAATAGCTTAGGCGGTCGTCAATTTGCTGTCACAGGATCATTTGTGGCTAAAAACTTTATCTCAGATTCGACTTACTGGGAGGAGCTTTATTTAGCAGGCTCACGCGTTGACTTAGCATTTGAAATTGTTTGGGGCGATGGTAAATCTATGGTTGTTCAGGTTGAGCAGGCTTACTTATCTGAGCATGAGCAATCTATGGAAACTGGATTCTCTAATTCAACACTAAACATTAGCGCAGAAGAAAACACAGCAACAGGTACAACTATTCGAGTTTTCTCAAGCTTCTAATAAAAGGAAGCCCCAATTATGGGGCTTCTTTACACTCAAACACTTTTAGGCCGTTAAAACCCAAATACAATAAACCACAAACCATACCGTTAACCATTATTGCAGGCCAAAACATAACGCCTAAAGCAGCATCATTGTATAGATAGTGATTAGCTAAGCTTGCACCTATAACCCATAAACAAGATAAAATAAACCCGATCATTTTTACTCTCCATTTGAAAACACCTTAAACATATCACCTAGCACCAATAAATCTAAATAACATTTAGCTATAAGCATATAACTTTTTATTTTGCTAGAATGTAAGCATTGATATTAATAAGAGTAGAAATATGTTTTTTCGTAAACGCAAAGAAGAATTAAACGAGCAAGTAAGCGCTTCGATATCATGCTTTAAAGAGTGCGCTGATAAATTAAAAAATGGCGCTCCTATTTATCCCTTTCCTGATAATGCAGATTTATTTTTCAATGTGTTGCGAGTTGGTACGCATCAACAGCAAATTCAAATGGAAGAAGTGCGCAAAGCTGTTTACGGATTTAATCCGCCTCGACACGTTGACCACAACTTATTATTTGCTCATTGGCTTGGTAATTATGGTGTTACTGGCTGGGGATATTTAGAAGATGAAAGCGGCAAAGAATTAAAATTCACCCGTGAAACGTGCCGTAAAATATTCCTTGATGAGTATCACAGAAACTTTTTAGTGCCAACCTTAATCAACGGTGCAAGCGATGTATACGCGTATCTAGCTGATGAAGCAATAGAGGCTATAGAAGAGCTAAAAAAGCGCTAGCGTGGGATTCAAGCGGCAATCAAGCGACTTTAGACACTTTACTGCGGACACCTGTTAAGCATTTATCGCCGCATTTAAAGAAAATGCTCGAGCAATTACAAAAACAAAAGCCGAATCTCACGGAAAAGACGCAGGAATTACTTGGTGCTTTTTACAGATTAGACAGAGAGCGCGAAAGGGTGGGGCAGATGGCAAGCCCGCAACACATTAAGCAGAGTCAAATAATTGACTATATAAAAAATAATGGCTCACACGGATTCGAACATGATTACTTTGAAAAGATTATTTTTGAAATTGACGAAGCGCACTTAAAGGCGTTTTACGAAAAGCAGAAACAGGAGGCCAAAAAACATGGCTGATGAAAGAATTATCCGAATACGCCTAGATGGCAGTGGTGCAAGGGCGGAAGCTGGAAAGACTAACAAGGCGGTGCAATCAGTTGGCGCAAGTGCTGACAAGGCATCAAACTCAATGATGCAATTGTCATCTGTTGCAAATGCCGTTATTACATCTTTAGCGACTGCAAAAGTCATTCAATACGCTGACGCATGGATTAATGTTAATAATAGGCTCAGGTCTGCAACTGCAACATCAAAAGAGTTCAGTCTTGCTCAAGATGAGATTATACGCATAGCGCAAAGGGCGGGTGTTGACCTTGGTGGGGTTGCTGAGGCTTACTCAAGGATAGCTCAAGCTACTGCTGAAATTGGCGTTTCACAAGGGCGTGTAATTGATGTCACTGAAAAGCTAACACTGGCATTAAAGGCTGGTGGGGCTACCGCTGCGGAAACCTCCAGTGTAATGGTTCAGTTTGCTCAAGGTTTAGGCTCTGGTGCATTGCAAGGTGACGAACTAAGAGCCATCCTAGAGGCATCAATACCAATCACGAGGGCTTTATCTAAAGAGTTTGGAGTGACAACTGGTGAGCTTAAAAAGCTAGGCTCAGAAGGAAAACTAACCGCTGATAGAGTTGTACAGGCGATAGAAAACATAGATGAAAAGTCTTTAACGTTTACAAAAGACGTATCAAGCGGATTTACAGAAGTGAACACGGCTTTAACAGTTTATGTCGGTAAGCTAGACGAGACACTTGGCGCATCAGAGAATCTTTACGGCGTACTGCGTGGACTATCAGAAAACATTGATGAAGTCGTTAAAGTTATCGGTGTATTTATCCAAATCGGTGCTACTGCTTATATTTTAAATATGACTAAGGCACTAATTGCTAACTCTGCTGCATTTATAGCAAATCAGGCGCAGGTGATTAGATACAACTCAGCTTTGGCCTCAATGGCTGGCGTTAGCCGTGTCGCAGCGGCGGCAACAACAGCTTTAACTTACTCACTTAGAGCGTTAAAAGCTGCATTACCATTCGGTGCAATATTCCTTGGGTTGGAAGTTATGCAAAGAATGCTGACAGCAACCAATGACCAAATTGCAGCAAATGACAGGTACGCAGAAAGCACTAGAAAGCTAAATGAGCGGCTAGAGACAAGAGCGGAAAAAGAGCGAGCGATTTCACTACGAACTGCGGCGGAAGTTAACGTTAGAAATCAAGACAAGCTGCTTGCACAACAAGCCAAGATTGACGCTGAAAGATTAAAGCTTGAGCAAGCTAATGCTGCAAAATCAGCAAAGTTGAGAGGTGAAGAGTATAATGCCGCTGACGAACTTACGCTTTTTCAGATAACAAAAACGCAAAATAGAATTAGAGTCATGGAGGAGGAAGCTAGAAGATTGCAGCGTATAGCTGATAACTCTAGAGAGGCGTTTTTAAAAATCCAAAACTCAATAGGTGGTGAATCAACAAAAAGCCAAGTCACAAAAGGCGCGTTTGCAAATCCAAATCAGGCGGCGGGTGCAGCACTAGGTAGGGACTTAGATTCATTTTTTGATCAAGAAAAAGAATCAAATCCATCTGTTAGCTTTGACTCTGGCAACGCGCTAACCGAACAATTAACAAGAGAAAACCAGTTAATTCAAAACTCATTGCTAGCTAGACAAGGCATTTACCAGAAATACTACCAAGACGCTAACGACTTGCAAAAGTCTGATTTTGAACGTGCACAAGCTCAACTATTAATGGATATAGAATTGCAAAAGCAAACGGAGCAAGAAGCTTTTGTTCAGCGTTTACAAGCAATATCTGACAGACAGTTATCTATTGCTGAAAACAAATCACTGACCGATCAGCAAAAAAGTGAAGCTGATACTCTACTAAGAGAGCAGGCGGTTTTAGCAGCTCAAGAGTTTGAAAATACCCTGACACAAATAACAGAAGAAGGTAATGCAAGAAGGCAGCAATTAGATCAAGCAACTTTAAACGCTCGCATAAGTGCCTATTCTGGCTTTGCTAATTCAGCACTTTCATTGATTAGCGCGTTTGGAAGTCAGTCTGAAAAGACGCAAAAGAAATTTGCCATTGCAGAGTCTATAATTAATATAACTGCTGGTGTAGCTAAAGCCTTAAACAATCCATACCCTGCTAACTTAGGGTTCGCGGCGCAGGTAGCGGCTCAAGGTGCGGCACTGGTTAGCACTATAAAAGGCACAAGCTCTGGCAGCACAGCAACGCCAAGCATTAGTGCGCCGTCAACTAGCGCGGCATTCTCTAGAAGCTCGGCGCAGGCAAGCGAAAGCCAATCACAGAGAAGAGTTATTGACTTACGAGGCTTTGAGAGTGGCGGCTATTTAACTAAGCAGGAGTTAACCGAATTACTGCAAAGCGATGATGATGTTATACTAGCTAGTAACAGCGGGCAGACTCAAGCGCAACGCACAGGACTAATAAATGGCTGATAACTTATTTAACAACTTGATAGTTACTGACTCGGTGCAAGGTGCCGAGTTGGTACCGATGAGCAATAATGTTTTTGTACTAGGCGGCGAAGGTGGTATTGATGGCACTGGCGGCATTTGCAAAAGCATTATAGGCTTTAGAAACTCCATATTAACTTCAACTGCAAGCGGCCAGCAAGAGGATTCAAATTATCCTTTCTCTAACTGCTTAGACTATCGAGACAATACTCAATACAGCCCATCAATAACTAGTGGCTCAGTCGTTATTGAGTTTACTCAAACCGCTAACATTGAACTTGATTACATTGGCATTGCTATTCATAACGGGCGCACAGCTAATCTAGTAGGCTCGCTTGAGGTTGAGATTAACGGTGTTTGGGAAGTGGTGGCAACGTTTACACCTATTGGTGACTTGCGTACCATCTGTGAAAAATTTGATACTGTATCAAGTCGCAAGCAGCGTCTAACTCTTAACTTTGACTCTAAATTGTACATTGGCACTATCTACATGGGTAAATCGTGGGAATTTGACAGGATGCCAAACGTTGGCTTTACTCCTGCAAACTCAAACAATATTGACGAGGTTGTTAACTTCCAATCAAACACAGGTCAATTCATAATCTCAAGACGCAAGCAAATTGGTTATGCACAAAGCGGTGATTTTGACTTCATTGCATTTGATGACATTAACGTAAACTACATTGACTATATGCACCATGTAAAAGATGGTAAGCCGTTCTTTATGAAATGGGACAGTGAAGCGGATCAAAATATTTTTGGTCAACATGCAAGTCCTAACAACTTAAGAGCACCAAGCTACACAAGCCCAAACACTGCTACTTTTAGCTTTGAAATGGTGGGGTACAACTAATGTCATTTGATAACAATAAAAGCTTACACAGCACAAAGGTTATTCAAGCTGTTGCTATATATCCAAACGCTTGCAAATACTCAACGCCCGAAGCGCTTGCTGCTGGCGAAGTTGTTTTGGGTGGTGATTACTCAGATAGCTACACAGGCAATGTATCCGTATCAGGTGGCGATTTAACTATATTTACAGCGCAATCTAACGAGTATTTAAAAATAGGTGGTGAGCTAGCTAAATGCTCAGTAGTTAACGCTACAACTGTAAATATCACAGCTAGAGCACAACTAGGCACAACCGCAGAAGCTATAACAAACGGACAAGCTTTAAGAGTTATCCATGGCGGCGAGGCTGACGGCTCATGTCGTGGCTACCCCAAACGCCCAGACGGAAAAGGTTGCTCAACTGATGACAGTTTTGACGTTGATGTAACTAGAGAGTTTTTAATAACCGATACACAATTAGTAGCTGGTGAAATTTATTACAACGGATTGCGCTCAATTAGTCACAGTCCGACACTTTTAAAACCAGGTAAAGAGATTGCTAAAAACGCAAGCGTAACAGTGACTATCAGCGACAACACTGATGATGATGTTTATTCTGTGCCATACCCAAGTGTTAGAAATAGCAGATCTACCTACTTGCGTAAATTACACGCTCGAACTGGTGGCTATCTAAGAAATCGCAAAATGATAGTTTACTCTGGGTTTACGTTTGGCAATACATTTGATCCAAATGAATGCATATCAAGAGAGTACATAATTGATGACTTCAATATCAGCAATGATGATGTTGTTACTGTTCGCGGTGTTGATCCACTTATTTTTACTGAGGAGGCAAAGGCCAAGACTCACGATGTTAGCGCTGGTGTATTGCTGGCTGATATTGATAACGCATCAACACAAATAACACTTAAAAACTTTGTCGCTGGCGAGTACGGCGCAGATACTGAAAGCGGGACGGTGTTAATTGACAGCGAGCTAATAGATTACACTGTAAACAATAGCACCACAGGTGTTTTAGATATTGTTAATCGCGGCGTTGGTGGTAGCACTCAAAAAGACCACAAAATAAACGCGTCTGTTCAAAAGTGCTTGGTCTTAACTGACTTTAACCCGATAACTGAAATTGTAAATATCCTACAGTCACGCACAACAATAGAAAGCCGTTTTTATGATGACTACACCGATGTAACTGCAACTGTGCCAAGTAACAGCGGGACGGTTTACATTCCAAAACCTGAAAGCATAAAATCATTTATAAACACAATTATTAGATCGTGGGCTGAAAACAATATCAGCTTATACTTTGATGAGTCTGCCAAAAAGATAAGGATTAAAGCGGTTGGAGATTTTGAGCAACAGCCTGTAACAATTACAGACACCGACATCAAGCGTGACAGCGTTCGAATTGATAGCAAGTATCAAGAACAAATTACTCGCGCTTCAATCGGTTTTGCGCCATTTGACGCAAGTAAAAAGGTTAACGATGAAAACAGTTCGATATTGTTCCAATCAATCAATTTGCAAGCAGAATCAAGTGGCACGCTTGAGCCGCAAGAGGATAAAACGTTTTACTCTAAATTCTTAACCTCTAGTGATACCGATGTAAGTATTGCAGTTGGTGGCGTGTCGCGCATTGCGAATGTAAACACTAAGCCACCGCAGGAATATACATTTACACTAGACTATGAAAATTACGGCAATGTATCAGGCGGCAAGATTGAAGAGGGCGAGATAATAAACGTTAAAACTGAGTTGTCTATAGATGATGACGGACAGCCAATGTCGCAAAACCTGCAAATACTCAGCATTAAAGATGATATGAAAAATAAACAGGTGCAAGTCAAGGCTGTCACATATCAGGACGTTATAAATGAGCAGGACTTTGATTTTGTAATCAATGAAAGCAAAGAGAATTACGTGTTAAGCGATGATTTCGCGCCTGTTGATGCTGGCGAGTACACAATTTTTATCGCTTCAAATGTGACGATCGGCGCAACATCAACAAGTAACTTTGCATTTGACGTAGGAACTCAAAACTCTGGTGTAACATTTAAAATAATTCACAGAGGGCAAATTTTAGGCGCTGGCGGCGATGGTGCTGCTGGCCCGATTGCTACAGCACCAAACCCTAACGACAATCCTCAAAGGGTTACAGCGAGTGGGTTAAATGGCCTGAATGGTGGTGATGCAATAAATGTTACAGTGCCGACCATAATAGATGCAACACAGGGTGTTATTTACTCTGGTGGAGGTGGTGCACCATCAACAGATTCAATAGCTGATAGCTCTGCTGAACCATTTTTCTTGAGCGGCGGCAATGGCGGTAGCGGCGGGCAGGGTTATATAGGCGGCATTGGTGGCGGTGGTGGATCTGCAATTGTTGAGGGTGAACTGGATGAAGATGCGGGCATAGATGGCGTTGACGGCTCGCGCTCAAGCCCTGGCTCTTTAGCTGGTTTAAGTGCTGGCGCATGGGGTGAGGACTCCGAATCAAACCTGCAAAGCGGTGAAGCAGGTCAAGCAGGTTACGCAATACGATCAAACGGAAATAGTGTTACAATTATCGGTGACAATGACGCAACAATTCGCGGAAAGAGAGACTAAAACATGGCATTACAATCATTTACTATAACCATAGGCGCGCTAACTGACGCTGGAAATAATGGCAAAAACTATGTAAACAATCAGCCAGTTTACATCAAAAAAACCAACGGCACACTTGCAAGTATTTATCGTGACCTAGCAGGCACTTCGCAAATTGCTCAAGACGGGCTATCCAACGTAACAAACTCAAAAGGTCAGTTTACATTCTTTGTTGAAGCTGGCGATTATAATGCGGAGTATGCAGGTCAAATTACACCGATTACTGTTGTCGGAGCTGATTACTTCAACAGTCGAATTGACGAAACTGTAAATCAAATTATTTTAGATTTATCCACTTCTCGCGGATTTAGAGTGAAAGGTACTTTTGCCGCTGGCTTTACTTATGAATTGCCTAACGATGTTGGGTTGGACGCGAGCGGCAATGCTTGGATTTACACTGATGTTGAAGCTTTACCTTTTACTGTGCCTGCTGCGACAACGCCAAGCGCCCCAACCTATACGCAAGTTACATTTAATCAAGCGTCGAATATTAGCTACGCAGAAAATGGCAACGTTGAAGATGCACTGAGGAAGCGAGCAGGATATTACACGCTTGCAGAGGCTCAGGCATCTGCTTTAGAGGTTGGACAGTATGTAAGGCTAACGGATAGAGATAATGCTCTACACCTCATCGTTTTGGAATCAGATACCGGTGGTGTATATATACCACTAAGTGCAGGATTAAAATTAAAAGTTGTACTGAAAGACCAGAAAATATTCGACACAGTACAAGATTTTCAAAGCTACCCATTGCCTGTGGAGGGCAATAAGTACTCAACTGGTGCTATAACTTGGAAAGTTGTATCAGGCTCAAAGGGTTTGCTATTAGCTAACGGACTGCGAGCAATATCTTTAAATGGCCTCTGGATTGATGATTTTGGTTGCATATCTGACGGCGCTATTACTAGTGAATCGGAAGATGGTACAAGAGTTGTTTCTGGTACGGACAACAGCGCGCCATACAAGCTTGCTGTGGATGCGTTTTTGGATGGAGCAGGTAAAGCATTGGTCGCTGGGTTCGGACAATACAATTTCACCGAAAGTGCAATACTGTCATACTCTGGAAGCGCCTCTGGACTAAGAGGGTACAAGCTCACTGGGCAAGGTGGTAGAAATAAGTCAACTTACTTTATGCTGGTAACAGAGGGTGTTGAAAAGTGGTTCTATCAAAATGGTGTAACACAGCGATATCAGTTTCAGCGAGTTGAAGGTATTTGCTTTGGCTCTGACAGTATAGCAAACGGCAACTTTTACAACGCATATGGAACAGGTCACGAACAAGGTGCTACATTCTCAGATTGTAGAATCGAATTTGTTAATAAGGTTAACAAGGCATCTGGAACGGCTGGTAACAGTGAGTATAAGTGGCTTTGCTGTAAGTTCACGAATATAGGTGATTCTGTATTAGAACTAGATAATCCACAATCAGTAAACCACGAATATGTCTCGACTGAGGCGGAGACTATTTTAGGTGATGTTGTACGCGTTAGTACTGGTGGTGGCAGTGTTAAGTGGTTCGGAGGCAGTATAATACTATCAACTTACGGCACTATACCAGATAAATTGGGCGCAGTAGTCAGAAATTCAACGTCGGGTTCTGGACTGGGTACAGGCAATCAAGACTTTTTATTTTTAGGTATTAAGACAGAGTTAAAGACAAACCAGAAAAAACTTTACGCTGGAAATAATACGGGGATTGTATCGATTGTGGTTAAGTTTTGCGATTCAAACTTAACCACCACTGTTGGTGGTGCCAGGGATGCTGTAACCCTAAACGCTTCACAGGTTGTTCGGCTTAAAAACTGTGAGTTACCGCAAGAGTTTAGCTATGTAGTTACAGGCTCCAGCTCATCCACAGCTCAAAATGGTCTGATAGAATTCGAGAAATGCAAGGATGTATCTGATTTATCCAGTCGATGTACTGTAAATAACAATTACGGTGCGATACGTGCTAGAGAGTTAATCTTTGCAGACACCACAGGATCTGGTGACTCTCCTAATTACGCAACGGACTTTGATGTTAACTTTACTAACAACGGTAGAGGTGCTTACAGCAGTGTAGCTAAAACTGTATCTGCGATACAAAATAGACTTGGTTGGCCGTATAACGGTGGTAATGAGCAATCCGTTGTGCTTCCAGAAGGTGCAATTTTGAATAAAATAACAGTTTATAGACCGCCTTCTGGTTTGTCATCGTCACAATACACGCTAAAGGTTGGTAGTAACGACAAAGCTGTGATTTACGGACAATCAACCACGGATGAGCAAAAGAATGACCATTCATTTGTTGTTGATAATCTCATGATTGATGCTGGTGCAGATGCAAACAAAAGGCGTGTAAGAGTGTGGGCCGATGGCGGCAACGCGTTAGTGCAAGATGTTGGTTTTGTCATAGTGGAATACTATTAAGTTTATATCAGGTAGATTGTGTTAACAGTAACACTGCATTTAGTAATGATGCTTAAAATGCAAATAAACACAGTAAGCAGGGAAGCCAACGCACAAAAATAAAATTATTAACACTTGAATAAAGTTAATCATAATTAATCCTTAGCGCTCTGTATGAGCGCTTTATTTTTTAATCCAATCTTTTAACTTGCTCCCAATTGTAGAGCCAAAGCGGTAATTCATTGCCTGCTAATTACCTTTCTTTACATTGTAAAAGTTAACACCAAAACTTGCGCCGATAATCATGCCGAAAGCCGTGGTTATTGGCGCAAACAAATCGCCAAGCTTTTGCGTAACTGCGGCAACTTGTTCGGGAGTTTGACCACTTGGTACGAATCCGAAAAACTCACAAACTAACAAACCGAGCATGGTAAAAAGATAAACTCCATAAAAGAAAGTTACACATCTACTTAACTGGCGGCGCATGATTCCGTTAGGGTCTAGCACTTTCAACATTAGAGTTTGAGCCTCTGCTGACTCCTTTTTAGTCTCAATCATTTCGGTGGCTATGTTTTCAACTGTACTGAAAAATCCGCCAGTGAAAATTGCTTTTATTCCTGCCAATAAACTCATTGCGTTAACCTCGCTATTACTGCGATTGATAATAAAAAGAACATAACAAAGCAGTAAAAATTAAGCTCAGTTATCTTCTTTCTTAGATTGATATTTTCTTTAACAAGAGCGTGCGAGTCATGCGGGTTACACTCGCACTGCTCTGTCTCTTGCTCTTGGTTGTCTATATGGGCTGTCATATCAGTCACTCAACTCAAAATGCGGCATATCAACAAAATTACGCCAGTGACCGCCCCATTCAAGTTTATAACCAAGAGTAGATGCAGCTTGAAGCATTGCGCAAGCTACCATAGCTAAATGCTCGCGCTCCCAACTTGCCTTGTCATTTACAAAAGCGTAAACATCTAACGCCTTACCTGTTTGATGAAAACTTTTTCTCTTGTAACCATCCAATTGAGATTTTCCGTTATGGTAAAGTCTGTTTTGCTCATCCGCGGTTCTAAGTCCGCCGCTTGATGGTATACCAAAGTCAACCTTGCTTATTGATAGGGCGAGACTTGCTATCTTCTGCAATCGCTCATCAACTGATTGCAGTCTATTTAGACTTGCTTGACCAAACTTAAAGTTACTCATTACTCAACTCCTCGCTCTTTTAAATAAAGCACATCCTCCGCATTTCTGCGGCGCTCCAAGTTTCTGGCAGCTTTCTCTTTGTTGCGTCTATTTACAATTGATTTAATCAATCTATGGCGTGCTGCCTTTTGCTCAAGTGTTAACATTGTCATTCTCCAATTTTGCTAGTTGGCGCAAAAGCTCAAGCTCTAGCGCCTCGTTATTTGTATTTTGCGCGGTTCTAATCTTGCGCAATAACTCGCATCTTTTAGAGTGCTCATATCTTGCGCGCTTAGTAAAGTCTAGTGTGTTTTTTCGCAACACGTGCATCTCGCCGCAATTGAGCGGTGCGTGCATTTTCAACACTAGACTATCAATTAAGTCTGCCTGGTCATTTAAGTAATTCACTACGCTTCAATCCTTATTTTCTTTTTGTATCTATACCTATACTGAGATGCGTGTTCGCCTGTCATATTTAGACTTTTTGCAACCTCTTTGATTGGCATATCAGACATTAAAAGTTTTAGTTCATTAGCTTTTATCTGTCTGTAAGGGCCAGTAAGGCCTAGCCTTTTCCTTTCTGCTTTGATCTTGTAAGTGCTGCAACCTGTCATTTCAGAGATTTCTTTGATTGACTTGCCACTTTCAATGTTCAGTTTTAAAGCAAGCTCGATGTTTTTATTTCTATCACTCATTGCTTACCACCAAATTCCAAATCCGCAAAAGGGTCTAGTATTGTTTTAACTGGCTTTCTAATTCGCTTTTCTTCAAATGGATTCAAACCATTCTCAAGCATCCAAATAAGCTGACCTTGAACCTTTATCGCATTATCAAAAGAGCCAGTAAACAAAAGCTTCATTTTATATCTCACTCGCCACTTTGATGAGTGTTGCCATTTATCAAAGTGAAAAAACGGGATGCCTACGCCACTGTACGACCATTTCACGCCGCCATTTCTGCCTCTATAGCCTGTAACTGTATTTACACTTAAACCAATAAGTTTTGCTAACTTGTCGCTTTGTAGGTGCGGATTCTGGTCTAGAACCCGCTTTTGCTCATCTGTAAGCTTGTTACGAGGCGTAAGCATGATAACCTTCATCTAGCTTGCTAATAACACCTAGAATCGCAACTGACGCTTTCATGTGCGTGAAATATTTATTGGTTCTTTGAGCGTGCCAGCCTGCCGACGTTGACTTTAAATCAATTGCATAGTGCCAAGCCATACCAAGCATTTCATCTGTTTCAGACCAATCATAATAACTGTTATCTTCATTGTCATATCGAACCAAAAATTGATTGTATGAGAATTGGAAATACTCAGCTTTATCGATAAGCCACTTAATAACTAGCGAATCCTTAGCTGGTTTTTGGTTTGCGATTGAATAAGCCGCCTTAACTTGAATTACCATTTCATCGCTAATGTTAGCGTGGAAGTTTTCGATGTCGTTTTCGTCAATGATTTGACTTAAAAGTAAAGGTGTAAGTTTCATGTTTATCTCCATTAGTTGATAGCTTGATACTAACGAAGATAAATGAGTTTTTGAAATAACATTTAGTTATATAGATATAACAGAAAAGAAAAAGCCCTCATATAGAGGGCTAGCAAGTAATGGAGTAGTAAAAGCAGAGTTGGGGAGACAATGCCTTTTTGAATATTATTTCACTACTCTGGTTTAGTCAAATTTAAAATTGCTGGTTGTTATTTTGCTGCGGAGCGAAGCCTCCCTGCTGCTGGTATTGATGTTGCTGTGGTGCAAATCCGCCTTGTTGCTGTGGTGCTTGCTGCTGTGGTTGCTGATATTGAGCCTGCTGCTGCGGCGCTTGCTGACCAGTATGTACATAACCAAGCTTTG